TGGTGGGGGTGGTGGTGGCGGTCCAAGTACAACTGGAGGAACTGGTGGAACTGGTGGTGGTGGTAATGGTGCCGCTAATTCAGGAACTAGTTCTGCTGGTTCAACAAATACTGGTGGCGGTGGAGGAGGTAATGGCGGAGGCACAGCAAGAAGCGGAGGTTCAGGAGTTGTTATACTTCGTATGGCAACAGCTAACTATTCAGGAACTACAACTGGTTCTCCAACAGTTTCAACAGATGGTTCAGATACAATACTTGTATTTAACGCATCAGGAAGTTACACAGGATAATTTATGGCACACTTTGCAAAATTAGGAGTAGGAAATATAGTTGAACAAGTAATCGTAGTTCATAATTCTGTAATCACAGATGAAAATGGAATTGAAAAAGAAAAACTTGGAAACGATTTTATAAACAAACTTTACAACACAAGAGATGTTTGGAAACAAACTTCTTATAATGGAAACATTAGAAAAAATTATGCAGGAATTGGTTATCAATATGACCAACAAAGAGATGCTTTTATTCCACCTAAACCTTTTAACTCTTGGATATTAAATGAAGATACTTGTAGATGGCAATCTCCAATACCTTATCCAAATGATGAGAATAAGTATAAGTGGAATGAACAAAATCAATCTTGGGATTTAGTAGAATAAAAAACTAAGAAGGATAATGGAAGCAACAATCAATGGAATATTTCCAATACCAGTTTATATTTCTAAATTAGATAGAGAACTTTCAAAACAAGAATTAGATTTAGTAAATAAATCTCAAAAAGATTTTTGTAAGAACGAAGGAAATATAACTTCTAATAATAGTTATATCTTAGAAGAAAAACCATTTAAAACTCTTAAAAAAGATTTAATGTTAAGAGTACAAGATTACTTTGACAAAGTATTATCTGCTAAAAATGTAGAACCTTATATCACGCAATCTTGGTTAAATTATACTGAGACCAATCAATATCATCATACACACGAACACCCAAATAGCTTAGTTTCAGGGGTGTTTTATATTAATGCTGACAAGGATAATGATAAGATTAAATTCTTTAAAAAAAATTATCAGCAAATAAAACCAGAAGTAAAAGATTGGAATTTATATAATTCTGAAAGCTGGTGGTTTTCAGTTAAAACTTTAGATGTAGTATTGTTTCCATCATCTTTAACTCATTGTGTTGAAGTAAAACAAGGAACTAATACTAGAATAAGTTTGGCTTTTAATGTTTTTGTAAAAGGTATTTTAGGCGATAATAAACAATTAACAGAACTTAAATTATAATGGTTAGAAAACTCACTATTGAACAAACAATAAAACGATACACAAATGAAAATGGTTTTTCTTGGGGTATTAATACAGTAATGAAATCTTTAGTTCCTGAAGCAAGTTATGATTTAACTTGTGCTGGAGATTTTATCATTGATAGATGGGATAGCATATATCCGCAACCTACATCTCAGCAAATAAGAGATGAATATATTAGGCAAAAAACTATTGCAGAATGTATAGAATATTTTAAAATGGTAAAATGATTTGGTTTATATTAGGAATAATAGTAGGCATATATCTTGGTTGGAGATATGAGAATGTCGTAAATGACATTGTTGAAAGTATTAAATTAAAATTAAAGTGATTTATTTTCTTGGCGGAGTTCTGCTTGGAATAATACTAGCTTATTACATAAGACCTTTTTACGAGAGACTCAAAGACGATTTAAATAAAGAAATCTATTGAATTTGTTGCAACGCAACATATATACCCAGCAAGGAGAAAACTATGTACGATTATAATACTGTAAAAGAATATTGGGTAAAATTTTTCAAAGACTACACAAAAGACTGTGAGAACTTTTGGAAGAATTATTTTGAAGCTGTAAAAAATACCTACAAATAAACATAATTATTTGATATTCTAATTCGGAAGGCACAAACTTATGTGCATTTACAAATTAGCTGATAAAAGTTGTTTGCTTTTGAAAGCTTGTAAATGTTTTAACAATGAAAACAGCAAACGAAGAAATTATATCAATCAAGGCAACACTATCAGGAGTGAAAAAACAAATTAGAGACTTGACATCTTCTGTTTATAAAATTGAAAAAAAATTAGACCAGTTAGTTTGGTACATCATCATTGGACTAGGTTCTTTGTCTTTAACTTTGTTTGGCGGACTTCTATTATTACTTGCAAAGTAATTCAAACATCTTTACACAACCTAAATATGCATAAGAGGATTTTAATTGTATCTGATTTACATATTCCTTATCATAGACCTGACTCATTTGATTTTTTAAAAGAAATAAAAAAACAATTTAAACCTGATACAATAATAAACATTGGAGATGAGATTGATTGCCACGCACTTTCATTCCACGACCACAACCCAGATTTATTTTCTGCTGGACATGAATTAGCTAAAGCCAAAGATTATATTAAAGAATTAGAATCTATTTTTCCTAAAATGACTTTGTTAGACTCAAATCATTCTAGCTTAGTTTATCGTAGAGCATTAAAGTCAGGAATACCTAAAGGATATTTAAAAAACTATAATGATTTTTTAAATGTAAAGAAATGGAACTGGGTAGATAATTTAACTTTAACTTTGCCAAACAAACAAAGATGTTTCTTTACTCACGGCATATCTGCTGATGTCACTAAAGTTTCTCAAATTAATGGAATGAGTTGTGTGCAGGGGCATTTTCATTCCAAGTTTTCTCTTAATTTTTGGGCAAATAGTGATTCACTATTTTTTGCTATGCAAGTAGGTTGTTTAATACAACAAACCAATATGGCATTTACATATTCTAAAAACTTTAAAACTAAATTTATTATGGGGTGCGGAATGATTATTGACAGCAACCCTAGACTTATGCCAATGGTGCTTAATAAGGAAGGTAAATGGATAGGGAAGTTAGTTTAAAAGAATTACTGTTTAGCGAGAGTGCAACAAGACTTAACATTAATAACGAACCAAACGAACAGATATTAATTAATCTACAAACTTTAGTAATAGAAATAATTAATCCTATTGTTAATCGCTTTGGAGATATTAAAATAACTAGCGGTTATCGTTCTAAAGAATTATGCGAAGCCATTGGTAGCAAACCAACATCACAACATACTAAAGGAGAAGCTGTGGACTTTGAAGTTCCTAGTGTCTCTAATAAAGAAGTTGCTGACTGGATAAACAAAAATCTAATCTATGACCAACTCATATTAGAGTTTTGGAATCCTGCTGAAATAAATAGCGGTTGGATTCATTGTAGCTTCACTAAAGAGAATAATAGAAAACAATATTTAAAAGCATATCGCAAAAATGGAATGATGGTTTATGAATCCCTTTAAAAAACAAGTTGCAGGTAATCATTACAAAGACTTTAAAATACAACCGATTGAGTTTATATTAAAAAACAATATTTCTTTTTGTGAAGGGAATGTTATAAAATATATTTGCAGATACAAAACTAAAGGTGGTTTGCAAGATTTAGAGAAGGCAAAACACTATATAGAACTACTTATAAACAACTATAAGTAGCAATTAGGGTTTAAATCAATTTATAGCCATTTATAGAGGTATTAGCTTAATAATGGTAGTTGCCTTATACCGACCCTAACTTATTAAAATTTAAGGGGTTTTTAAGGGTTTAAATAGGCAATTAGAACATATATAGAACTATATTATGAATGTTACTAGAATAGACCCAGATTTTAACCCAGAAACACATACAGTTGGAAACTCATCTGCACAGTCAGGGGTTATTATTACTGGTTCAGGATTAATCAGAATTGCAACAACAACTCATTGTCATATTAAATTTGGGACTAACCCAACTGCAACAGAAGAAGATTTATTAATGCCAGAACATCATGTTGAAGTATTTGCTTTTACAAGTGGTCATAAAGTTGCTTTTATTGCACATGCTGGGGGTGCTGGAGAGATAAACATTTCAGCAGTAGACTAGTATGTGGTGGAATATAATACCTACAATATTTAAAACTGGTGCTGAGATTTATAAGAACCACAAGCAATCAGAATTTTTAGAATCCGAAGCTGAACGAAGATACTATGAACGAATGGCTAAAGGAGAAATAGAATATCAAAGAGATGTAGGAGATGCTCAGGATAAAAGTTGGAAAGATGAATTTGTTTTAATTGTAGTATGTATTCCAATTTTAGTTTTATCGTATGCAATCATAAGTGATGATGCAAATATAAAGGCTAAACTAGATTTATTCTTTAATTACTTTGATAAGTTTCCTACTTGGTATCAATGGTTAATCGTTGGAATCTTTGGTGCAATATATGGACTCAAACCTTCTATTGACGCATTTACAAAAAAATGAATCTATATTTGATTACTTGTGCGGTAAATCATATTCCCTATGACACAATGGAAGAATCTTTAACTTGGGTAAGATTTTTAGATTCTGAAAACTGTGCAAACTTCAATACATTTTTATCATCACTTAAAGATGTAAAAAAATTTAGAATATTATCTGTTGAATGGGAATCTGAAGAAGTAGATTTCTTGGATAATAATTACGAGTGTTCAAATACTATACATTAATCTCAAAGTATTCCACCCCATCATTTTGAAAAGTTTTAAGTGTAGACTTGGATAAGAGTCTTAATAATTGGTCTACTGATAAAAACTTAATCTTATCTTTAAATGGAAAACAAATAGTAAATCTAGTCCAGTAGTTCGTATAAAGTTCGTTTATTACAATATACTTTTTAATATCTCTTAATTTAATCTTGTTGGATTGTTTTAATGAAACGAAGAACTGTTCTTGTTTATCGGCTTCTGCCTTAGATTTATATACGAAATAATCTGCTGTAAGTTTGGCGATTGCTGGGATTTTGGAATACATAGGTATAACAATTTCAGTAAAGGGTTCAGTATCACTAACAGCATTATAACCAAGCTTACGATAAGAAAAACCAACGGAACGACAATAATCAATGAACCTATTCTCAGCAAGGTTGTTAAAATTTTTTTCATCATTCATTAAATTATTGCTCTTTGAGTTACTAACCAGCTTCTATATAAATCACACCAAGCATTGAGATTGGCATACTTACCTTTTGCAATAGAGTAATTTTTTTCAGCAACTAACAAACCTTCAACAATTGTTTTATAATTGTCATCTGTGTATGCCCATTTTTCTGCTTCTGCAACACTACAATTTTTTTCTAATTTCTTTGTAATAGTTATTTGACTGAATGTAATCTTTTTAAATTCTTCACATCTTCTAAAGTCATAAAGAGCATTAGACATTTCTTCGGAAAGTTTATCTAATTCTTGTTTTATATCGTCAGGGTTTTTTAGGGTAAAATCTTCCATAGTCCTTCCTTACATTTTTTAGTTGCGTAACTAACCTAAGTTAGTAATTCTTCAAATTTCAAAACCACTTTTGTTTCTAAAGCATCTTTTAACCTTTTTGCCTTTTCCATTTTATGCTTTAGTTCAAAATATTTCATAGATATTCTATGATGCCTGTCTCTCAGGTTTTGAACTTGATGTTTCGTTTTCTCCATCAAATAGTTTAATATTATTTCTAACAAACTTTGTATTAAGCAAGTCCACAGAAATAATTTTTCCTTCCTTTTCATTTCTAAGAGCATCTTCTTGCTTCTGAAAAAGTTCTTTGACTCTTACAGTACATTCAAGAATTTTCTCTCTCAAAAACATTTTTACTATATACATAATATATTAGATTAATCAATGGTAAGCGAGAGGAAAAAAATGAAAGAGATAAAACCTCTCGCTTAGAAATCTCATTTAAGAGTTACGGAAATTAACTTTAAAAAGATATTTTAAATCTTTTAAAAGCAAATCAATGTCTACCTTTGTAACATTTATTTTGCCAGATTCAATAACTGATTTTGCTAAAGCCATAACAAACATATATTCGTCTTTATCAAACTTATTTTCTGCTTGTAATTCAGCTTCAAGTTTAACTGGGTCAAAGTCAGTATTTGGACTTGGCAGTTCTTGAATCATTGGCTTTTTATCTTGATTTGTTTGCACAAATAAAGAACCATTTTTTTTACTTGCTTGGACTGTTACTGATAAGAGTCTATCCTTTTCTAAAACTGCAGGTTTAATAGCACTCCATAAAGTAATCTCACTATCGTTTATCTTAAAACGATAATTAGGATATTTATTGGGAGTACCATCTTTGTTTAGACGATTATCATAAACAGAAGTTACTTTACCTTGTATGTTCATTTTTTCTCCTTCTTGTTTAAGTAGCGATAAATGTTTAGGCAGTTAATCGCTATTTCCTGCATTTCTTTATTTATAAGAAATTCCTTCACATTTAATTTATTATCTTTGGTGCAATTAACTATGACACCTTTTGGTATAGTTATTCCAAGTTCTTCTTCTAAAGCAACTGCATATAGATAGCATTGAACGAAATAACTATCTCTTATTCCTGAACTGGTTTTCCAATCAAATAAAATATAGTTATCTCCATTCTTAAATAAGCCATCAACAGTTCCGCAGAATTTATATTTCCTAGATAATACTTTTCTCTCAGTAAAAACTACTGTTAGATTTTCTTGTCTATCATACCATTCTTTGAATTTACTAAATGATTTTTTAATCATCTCATTATGTATTTCAGGAACGATTTGAGTATGAATATAATTCTCAATTAGATTATGAACCTGAGAACCAACTAATCCTGCGGTACTCATATTTTTATTTGCAGATTTTTTTATCTGGTCATAAAATTGTTCAATCTCTATTTCATCATAGGATTTACCAGCTTTGATTAGTTTCTTAAATTCTTCAGCACATATTTTAGAAGTCCAGTTACCAATTACATTTGCTGGAGTTAATAATTTGCAAATGGTTGTTGCACTTGGTAATTGTTCATCATTCCAAAAATATTGATGAGCAACAGAATCAAAAAATAAAGTTTCTTGATTGTTGTATAGTTTTATTTCTTCCATTTTTTTTTACCTCTTTTATATGTTGATTTCTTTTATAAATAAAGTCTCTCTTAGAGAATTATCATAAAACCTTGCTGGGCTAACACCAAAGACTTTAGCCAATTTAAATAGTTGCAAAGCTGATAATTCATTAACACCCAACTCAAACTTTGAAACTTGCTGACAACTTACACCCAGCATTTCTCCAAGTTTCTTTTGAGTTAATCTAAAAGTCTTACCATTAGCAGATACAGTTCTTGTTCCTTTTCTAAGAAAAGAAATGTTATCTGAGATGGTTTTTAAAGTTTCGTCCATTCTATCTCCTTTATTTTAAATTGCGGAAACTTTTGATAAAAAGATTCCATTGTTATTAGGTTTTGATTACCGCAAAGATAATGATAAAATTCTGACATATCTTCTTGGTAAGGTTTATTTCTAAACGACTTTAGTCGCATAGATTCTATTTGTTCTTTAATTAATAACATTATGTCCCCTTCCGACTAGACATTTTCTCATATAATTTTCTCTAGTTTGTTTCTGCTCAGGTGGTAACCAGAAAAAGAAACCTCTAAAAATGTTATTGTAACCCCACACAATAGTATCAGTTATTGCACCAATATTATCGTTAGCAAGTTTTTCACAAATTATAATGTCATCTGTGATTTCAGATGCTCTATCTTGATTATAGCTACCGCTTCTGCCTTTTGTATCTACAATTGGCTTAAAGCTAGTACAACTAATTAACAGTCCGCTTAACAAAGCGAACAATATTATTTTTTTCATTTTTTTCCTTCCGTTTTAGATATTCCAATACTCTAACATTTCTAAAATCCAAGTATCTCAATCTTGGGTATTTAGACCAAGCCAACTCAATGTACTGTGCTAGTGTATGGAATCTTTTATTCTTAATGCAATCTTCAATAATCTTTAATGCGATTATAAGATTAGTCTTTTTTCTTTTCATTTTTGCTTTCCATTTTAAACTTTTTAAGCTGTGCTTCTTTTAATGCAAGTCTTAATTTCTCAGCGAATACACTCTCGCCAAGTTTATCTGACAACTTATTATCCTTTGTAAAAAAACTCATTATCCTTATCATTTTTTAATACCAATTTTTTAACAGTAAAGTAAGTGTCTTTTTCATCTTGGTTTATTCTAGTACCTGATAGTTCCCTGCATAAAAAGTTATTATGAACTATTTTAAGCAACTTAATAATTAAAAGTCTATTAAGTTTTTTCATAGCCACATTATTGCATAAATAACCAGTATCGCCAAAGTCATACTGGCGGCACAGAATATAAATGCTAAACCATCTCTCATTTTCCCCTCATCATTATTATTGTTAGTGTTATTACAACAGCAAGTACAAATGTTGGAAAGCCAACTTCATTAATCAGTTCTAACATTTTTCTCCTCTTGTAAATCTGATTTAAATAGAGTCTCCATATATTGTCTATAATAGAACTCCGCATCTTTAGGATTCTCGCAATCTAAAGATTTCTTTAAATATTCTTGTGCTAGTTCTTCTAGTTTAGTTTTCATTTCTTTTCTCCTCTTTATAGCTGTACTCTAGTTTGGTTACATTGAAGAATGATAATTTAATAAACTTCCTTAATTGTTTTACCACATCTTCAATAGCTTCCTTATCACAATGACTATTCCAAGTAATATTGCATTTATAGTTTTTCATACATTTCTCCATTCATTTAGATATTCTGACATTGGTATTAAAACGCATTTACTAAGTTTGTTGTCTCCAATCATAACAAATCTATCTTTATATTTTTCCACGATTTGTTTTAATCTTGCAACCTTAATAATTGTAAATCCCACAAGGGATTCTTCATCATAAAAAGAATGAACCCAGTATTCTGCTTCTGTTTTATTTACTCCTGATTTTCTACCAGCACATTCAAGTTCTATGCAGATGTTACCAGATTTCTTCCAATAGCTTCGTTCTGCTTTACATTCAAACTTAGACTTGGACATACCTAAGAAACTAGCGATAGACTTTTCATTTTCTATTCCTTTAGATAAATCAAAATCAAACTTAGAATCGTTGTTAAACATTTATCTCCAGCTTTCGTTTCCTATTTCATCTGCACATTCGCCATATATTGAACTATAATAAAGAACATATTTATAATCAGAAAATTTTTCATAATATTTTTTGGCATCTAATAAAGCAGTTTTCATTGTATAAACTCCTTCATCAAAAGAAATCAATATGGCTTCTGCTTGATTTTTAATAAAAGTATCTTGAATTTTTTTTGGCAATTCAAGAAAACATACATTGTCTTTTATTACTGTTATTTTTTCTCTCATATTTTTTTCCTTTTGTTTTAGTTAGCTATTTATATTAATCTGATGTTCAGTAAATTTAAATCTATTTAAAGGAACATCTGATAAATTTTTTTTTAACCAGTCAATTAATTTTTCTACAACCTTTGTTTTTGTAGTTGCATAAAAAATTTCAGTCATTTTTCTTTTGCGACTAGAAAAAATTACAAAATGGAAATCTAATCCATCTGTTGTATATTTTATATTCATTTTTTTTCTCCTTTTGTTTTGGGTGGCTTTTACACCACCCAGTTAATTTATACTTTAACTTGTTTTAAAGTTTCCCAACCAAAGTCTTTGCATAGATAATAAGTGTTATTAATAGCAACAACATCTCCAACACTCATTGAAGTATGACCACATTCTAATTTGTCTTGTTTCATAGCTTCTTGGAACTCAGCACCAGTTCCTAAAGTGTCTTTATTAATTATGCAAACTTTTCCAGTTTTATTAGTGTAAGACAATGGATTAGTTTCATCATTATTAAATGTACTAAATACTTCATCTTGATTTTTTACATCTAATAAATTTTCATAAACTTTAGTATGAGTTTTACTGATGTCATTTGTGTATTTAGCAAAAGGATTAAATTCTTTTTGATAAAACACTTCTATTTTTTTTACTTTGTTTTTCATTTTTTTCTCCTTTTTTTGTTTATATAATAAATATATAGTTAATTATTAGAATCAACTTAAAAGATACAATTTATATAAAAAATATATTAATTAAATCAAAGACTTATTCGTTGCTAAAATGTTCTATAATTGATACTAGGGGTTGTGGTAGTGTGCCTTCCCACTACCACGCAAAATTAGGAGTAAAATATGCCATTAATTAAAGGTTATTCAGCTAAGTCCATTGGCAAGAATATTAAAATGGAACTAAAATCTGGTAGACCAAGAAAACAAGCTGTTGCAATTGCATTGTCAGTAGCTAGAAGTGCTAAGAAAAAATATAAGAAAAAATGATTCGGAAAAGGAAGGCAATTAAATCCATTAGACATCTTAAATGGGTTGCAGGGTTTCCTTGTGTGATTTGCAAGAACCCAGAAGTTCAAGTTTGTCATATTAGAAGTCTACCAGATGGTAATGTAGGAATGTCTTTAAGGAATGACGCATTTGTAACCTCAATGTGTTACAACCATCATAGAGAACAACACTCTATGAATGAAAAAAATTTCTGGGCAAAATACAAATTGAATCCTATATATATTTCCTATAAACTGGCTTGTAAAAGTCCATGTAAGAAAATAAACAGTTTAATAGTAGAAGGATATTATGACAAATACTTATGATGATATTTTAGAAGTTACCAAGAAGGTTTTATGCAATCCAAAACTTTATGGTAAATCTAATTTCTTTAGAATACCTTTTCATAAAGTAGCTGTTACAGTCATAAGAAAAATTACAAAAGACTCTTACGCAAAGATTGGTATTCATTTTAAAAAATCTTGGTTTAGTTGCTATGCTTGTGTAGAAGATTGCGGAAAACCAAATTTAAAACCATTTACTGATGAGATTATAGAGTTAGTTAAGAAGGAACTTAAATGACTGATGGTTGGATAGCTTTACATAGGAAGATTTATCAATCAAAAGATTTTAATAATCAATTAGAGGTCTCTATATTTTTATATATGGTTTCTATGGCTTCGCACAAACAAACCCAAGTCGTTTATAGAAAAAAATTAATTAAACTAAATAGAGGAGAAATATGTATTGCTTATAGAGACTTAGCTAAGAAATTCAACTTATCAGTTAGAAATATTAGAACAATTATATCTAATTTAATTAAATCTGGTAATGTGAAACAAACTCTGCACAAAAATTTGAGCATCTATGTTATTGTAAAATATAACAAATATCAAAATTTGGAAGCTGAAGTGAAACAAAAACTGACAAACAGAACAACAACTATTACTAATACTATAATAGGTAATAAACACATGAAAAGAGAATACCCAATACTCAAACCCCTGAAGGACAAAATAAAAGAACCTATTAAACCCTTAAATGAATGGCAGGTCGCAAAATCCAAGCTAACTGACGCAGAATTTGAAATCTGGGTCAAAAGTCGTCTCAACTCATAAGATATTTATATGTTGCAAAAGTTTTTAAATATTAATAAGCATTTGCACCAAACTAAAAAAAGGAGTTATGGGCTATGAAAATAGAAAAAATAATCTCTAAACTTGAAAAAGTTCAAGATAAGTTCAATGATGAAATGGATTCTTTAAGAGAGATGCTTGAAGCACATCTTGAAGAAATGGAATCTGAAGGAACCTATGATGAATCAGATATGGAAGATGACGAGGACATTGAAGATTCTGAAGATTCTGAAGATTCTGACGAGGACTAATTAATCAATAGATAGCTATTGCTGGAAGGCATCTATGCCTTTAATGAATATTAATTTAATATCGCAAAGACTGTATAACTATACAGTTGCGTTTCTCATTCTTTTACTTACTTTTGTCGTTGGTACATTTTTTCCAAATGACCATCTCAAAGAAGAATTGCGGAAAAAAACAATTAATGAAATTAAATCTATCGGAATATTTGAACCAAAGATAAGCAACCAGTCCAACTTAGATTTCATTAATACTACAACTAAATGTATTAATTATCTTAACTTAGACCTAGATAAAGACGAGCAGATACCAACTATTTTAATATTAGCCCAAGCAGTTGTAGAGTCTAACTACGGAACATCACGGCTTTCGGTGGACGCACAAAATCTTTTTGGTATTAGAATATGGACAAAGGAAGGTGTTCTGCCACACAAAGTCCACCCTGATAGCAATTGGAGAATAAGAGTTTTTAAATCAAAATGCCAATCAGTTAAGTTTTACATCAATCTGCTAAACACTTCTCATCACTACGCAGAATTTAGAAAAATCCGCCAGTATAACAAAGACCCAATAACTTTAGCAAAGACTTTAGATAAATTTTCTACTTCCCAAGACTATACGAATGAGATAATTCGAAATATTAAACATCTTAAATTACGATATGGCAAATGAGACAACTTCCAGCACTTTATCGGTTTTGATTACTAATAAAAAAGCCAAAGGAACTTATAGAGTTTATAAAAAGAAAAATGGTAAGAAAAGTAATAAAAGATAAATCAACAGGACTTCCTAAAAAATATCTATCAGGATTAAAAGGTTCTGCCAGAAGTTCACGAGCAAGTCTTATAAAATCAATGAGTAAGATTTATAAATCTGGTGGTCGCATACCTAAATCAATGTTTAAACAAAGAGTTAAATAATGGCACTATCTCCTTCAGTTATTAAAACACTAAGAGCAAAAGCTAAAGGCAGAAAATCTGTAACATTAGGACAATTAAAAAAAGTATATAGAAGGGGTCAAGGTGCATATCTATCATCTGGTTCAAGACCAAAAATATCAATGGCAGGTTGGGCTATGGCTAGAGTCAATTCCTTCATAAGAGGTTCAAGAAAACACGATACTGATTTAAGAAAAAGAAGAAAAAAATGAAATTGCCTGACACAATCAGGTTTGGAAGCAAAACAATAAAGATAATTAAAATCCCAGCTTCAGTCGCAGAAAAAAGAAAAATACTTGGGGAATACTGTTCTAATACTGAGACAATAACAATAGACCAAGACCTAAACCTAATACAATCCTCTAACACTTTACTGCACGAACTATGTCATTTTATCTTTGATGAATATTGTTTAGATGAAGAAACAAAAAAAAAAGATGAAGAAAAAATATGTAACAGTATGGCAAATGCTTTATGCCACCTACTACACGACAATCCGCATTTATTAGAATATATTTACAATTCCCTTAAAAAATAATAATTACCAGATTAACGAAACATAATCGGTCAATATGGGTAAAGATATACTAGTAATAGACAATGATAAACCAACCAGAAAAAAGCCATTTGCGTTCACACCACAAGTTTTAGACCAAATTGAGAAATTAGCTTCGTTAATGTGTACCCTTACAGAAATAGGCGATATTATTGGTTGTTCACACGACACTATTCAAAGAAATCAAGAAGCTAAAGATGCAATTAAGCGAGGGGTTGCTAACGCAAAACATACCATTAGAAAAACACAATTTGATATAGCTACAAAACTTAATTCTAGTATGATGGCTATATATCTTGGCAGGGTTTATCTAAAACAAAATCCTAACATTGTAGAGTCAGAAGAATCTACTCCATTACCAATCACAGATATTATTGATATAGAAGAACCTAAAAATGATACCATTCCCAAAAAAGAAATATAATATCATCTATGCCGACCCAGCTTGGAAATGTTGGTTTGGTGGAAAAAAAAATGCAAGTAATCATTATTCTTGCATGGACTTACAATCTATTAAAAATTTACCAATTAAAGATATAACAGCAGATAACTGTATTTTATTTATGTGGGTTATATTCCCCTTATTACCTGAGTGCATTGAAACAATGAAATCTTGGGGTTTTAGATATTCTACTTGTGGGTTCACTTGGGTTAAAAAAAATAAAAAAGCAGATAGTTGGTTTTGGGGTTGTGGTTATTATACTAGAGCCAATGCAGAACTTTGTTTAATTGGAACAAAAGGAATTATTAAAAGAGTTTCAAAATCAGTACATCAAATCATAGATACTAGAATTGAAAATCATTCAAAAAAACCAGATATAGTTAGAAAAAAAATATTAGAACTTTGCGGAGATTTACCGAGAATTGAGTTATTCGCTAGACAAAAAGTAGATGGTTGGGATTGTTGGGGTAATGAAGTATAATAAATTAATTTATAGAAATTAAAGATGAGTAAATGTATATTCTGCAAGAAACCACTAAGAAATATAGAGGTAGCACTTAAAAGCTGTTCTACTTGTGTGGTTAATATACTTACCAAAAGACACAATCTAAAAGTAAGGAGACAAGCACCAATAAGAATAACTACTAAAAAAGATGGTCAAGTTTAGTTTAAGAAGTTCAGATAAAAATAAAAAAGGCGGATTAAGTGCATCAGGTCGTGCAAGATACAATCGTATTACTGGAAGCAATCTAAGACCACCAGTTAAAGGTAGACCAGATACAGCAACAGAATATAGACGCAAAGGTTCATTCCTAGTTAGAATGGGAAGTTCGCAAGGAAGATTATTTGATGCTAAAGGCAGAAAAACTAGATTAAAACTAAGCTTAGAAGCTTGGGGTTATTACGGCAAATCAAAACCTGAAGCAGTTGCTTTAGGTAGAAGATATTTGAGGGCATATCAGAACAAAAAAAAATAGTGGAATTTTATCTGCTATTTAGAGTTCTGTTATTTATTGATGGATTACCAGAACCATTGTACTTCAAAGAGACTAATATAACCTATTATAAAACGCATAGTGAATGTGTTGAGAATGGATATAAAAGATTGGATAATGTAATGAACATCTTTAAAGAATTAGAAATAGAATATACAAACTTAGAATTTAGATGCTTAGAGCAAAAATATGATTGATAAAGAACATAAAGGTTCACATGATTTAGAAGTTATCATTTACAAACTTAAAAAAGAAATAGACCGATTAAATCTTGAACTACAAATCAAAGAAATAGAAATACAAAAGCTTCAAGATAAAAATGCTTAATGTATTTATCGGTTATGATAGCAAAGAAAAAATAGCTTATCATATATTAGCCGAAAGTATTTTAAGACACAGCACAATACCCATAAGTTTTACTCCAATTTATTTACCTAACATTGTAGATTCATTTAATAGACCAAGAAATAGTTTATCATCTACTGAGTTCTCATTTAGTAGATTTATAATTCCTTACCTTATGGATTATAAAGGTTGGGCATTATTCTTAGACTGCGATATGTTATTTAGAACTGACATCAAAGAACTATACAATCTTAGAAATGATGATTATGCAGTTATGGTTTGTCAGCATAATTACACACCTAAACATCAATCTAAATTCGGCAATCAAATACAAACTGTTTATGAAAAAAAGAACTGGTCTAGTTTAATGCTAATGAATACCGAAAAATGCAAACAGCTTACTAAAGATTATGTTAATACTGCTTCAGGATTAGAACTTCATCAATTCAAATGGACTGACAAAGTAGGAAGTCTACCTTTAGAATGGAACTGGTTAGTTGGAGAATATCCTTACAATCCTAATGCAAAGAATGTTCATTTTACTAATGGCGGTTGTTATTTTGAATACTATGAATATTGCGATTACTCATCTGACTGGTTTAATATTTATACTGATACAGTTAAGATTCAGTTATGAAAGCATTTGTAACTGGTGCTGATAAACAACAACAAGATATATTAGATTGGTTTTTAAATAACTACAAAATCAATATTCCATTATTCATAGCAGATTTTGGATTAGACAAAGTATATCCTAATTCTTTTAAGATAAAACCAATAGGCAAAACTTGGTTCTCTAAACCTTTAGCAATATCAAAAGTTCCTGCAACACACATAATCTGGTTAGACTGCGACATAGAAATAAAACAAGATATATCCAATATGTTTGAAATGATTATAGATGATTACCTAGTATCAAAAGACCACGCAGTTAGAAGTGATAGATGGCAAACTGGTATTGTAGGAATAAAAGATAAAGCTGTATTAAACAAATGGATTGATAGATGTAACACTCAATTAGATAGAAGCGACCAAGAATCCTTTAATCAAATAGCAAATCAATTTAAAATAAATACATTACCAAACGAATATCACGGACTACGATTAAGTAAGAATAATGATATAGCTAAGACTATTCATTGGACTGGAGATAATGGAAAACAAATTATTAGAGAAAAGATTTATCAGTCAGAACAGAAACTCAAACATTGTTTCAGTTCCAATTAAATATATTAAATACTCCAATCAATTTAACAAACATAATTGGTTAAGTCTTAAAGTCAGGTCAGAACGAGACAATCTTTATCTTAATGACAATCTTGCAAAACGCAGATTAAAAACCTTACCTGATATTCAAAATCTATTTAATCCTATAATAGTATGGGCTAGAGATTATCTTATTTGTATCTTCGGCAACAAACGATTAAAGACAGCTATTGATAATAACTATACTCATATTGATTGTTTAATTTATAAAGACTTGGATAAAGCAGTTCAAATAGGCACAAGCATTTGGAATACTTTCAAACAATATAAGTTAAGCAAAGTTGATGAATTACTAATAAATGATAATCAGGCAATAACTGACATCTCAAAATATATGATTGAAGAAAAACAATACATAGACGAATACGCAACGCATCAGCAAATATTAATTAAAGAAGCTTTACAATCCAATATAGATATAATGGAAACTGGGTGCGGTTATTATTCAACACCATTACTTGTTGAAATAGCAAAATCAAAAGGAATAAAACTAATATCATTTGTAGAAGAAATAAACTGGGCTAGAAGATTTGATTACTTAATAGGAGAACATTACCAACAAATACAAATAGACTTTAAAAAAGAAATACCTTTAACTCAAAGATTTGGAATGTGTTTATTAGACCACGAGCAATTAACTAAAGATAGAATTAAACATCTCAATCATATTCTTAAACATACAGATACAGTTATAGTTCACGACTTAGAGAGAATACAATCATTTAACTTCTTGCATAAACCATATACAGTTGAAATCTTTAATAGATTAACACCACACACAGCTATTATTAGAAATGTTTAATCCTTACGACCATTTTAAAAATAAAAATGTTTTATTAATAGGTAATGGAGAAAATCTAGGCAACATTGAATACAGCAATTACGATACAATAGTTAGAATGAATCTAGGAGTTCAAGACAAACCTTGTAATGTATGGATTAACAACTTGGTACACGAAGGTCATAATAAATTAAAATTTATTCCTGATATTCATTACATTGTAAGACTTAACTTTGAAAAGAACGGAACTAGAGTTAATCGTATGCCAGATTGGGTTAAAGAAAAAGCTTGGCTATGGAATACCCAAGAATACAATCTTATGACAACCACCTATAATTATAATAGACCAACAACTGGTTTTGTATCTATCTACTGGCTAGTTAATTATTGTAATTGCAAACTAACAATTACTGGATTTGATTTTTTTAAAACCAAGAACAGATATACAATGGAAGAAGTACATCACATAGGAACTTCAAAAGGTTATAATCACGATATGGAACTAGAACAGAATGTTATTACTAAATTAATTCAAAGAGGAATTATAAATGCCATTTAGCAAACCACAGTTAGATGTCTATAAATGCCCAGCTAGATTTAGAGTATTAATTACTGGAAGAAGATTCGGCAAAACACATCTTGCTATGTATGAACTACTTAGATTTGCAAGTAGAAAACCTAACTCAAAGATATTCTATGTAGCACCCACTTATAGAATGGCTAAAGAAATAATGTGGAAACAATTAAAAAAAAAAGTAACTGAACATAGATGGATTAAATATACAAATGAAACAGAACTATCTTTAATACTTAGAAATGGAAGTCAGATAAGTTTAAAAGGTGCTGATAAATCTCCTGATAATTTACGAGGAGTAGGATTAGATTTTTTATTATTAGATGAATACGCAGATATTCCAGTAGAAGCTTGGACTGAAGTCTTACGACCAACAATTTCAGATAAATATGTAACTGGTAATGTTTTGTTTGTAGGAACTCCTAGAGGATTTGGTAATTGGTCTTATGAAATATATCAGCGAGGATTAGGAACTGATTCTGAGTGGAAGTCATTTAAATATACAACGATAGAAGGCGGTCAAGTAGAACAAGATGAAATAGACCAAGCTATGAAGGATTTAGATGAGAGAACCTTTAGACAAGAATATCTAGCTTCATTTGAAACCTATGCAGGTGTTGTCTATTATAATTTTGATAGAGAAAATAATGTTAGAAAATGCACCTATGATAAAAATGCTATCATTCATATTGGATTAGATTTTAACATAGACCCAATGTCAGCTTGTTTATTTCATATTAAGAATAATATCGTAGAAGTCTTTGATGAAATAGTCATTTACAGTTCTAATACTGATGAATTTATTGATGAATTACTTAGTAGATACCCTAAACAAAAAATCATTATTTACCCTGACCCAGCTTCAAGACAAAGAAAAACATCTGCTGGTGGAAGAACTGATTTAACTATATTGCAAAATGCAGGTTTTCTTGTTAAATGTAAATCTACTCATGCTTTAGTGCGAGATAGAATAAATTCAGTCAATTCAAAACTAAAGTCGTTTGATGGAAAAAGAACTATTTTCATAGATAGTTCTTGCAAAACATTGATTAATAGCTTGATGAAACAAATTTACAAGGAAGGAACTACACAACCAGAAAAGAATAACGGATATGACCACATGACTGACGCACTAGGATATGCGGTGGAATATCTATTTCCAATAACATCAAACACTCCTAAAGGACAACCTAAAAGATTTTCATAATGGCATATTCAAGACAAGAAATAGAATCACAACATTCTCAGTATCAAGGAATGATAATGAGATGGGAATATTTTATTAGGTCTTATCTTGGCGGAAAAGAATATAAAGATGGAAAATTCTTACAACAATATAAATTAGAATTAGAAAACGAATTTGCAGATAGAATAGCTTATACTCCTCTTGATAATCATTGTCGTAATATCATTCATATTTATTCTAGTTATTTATTTAGAGTTCCAGCAACAAGAGAATTAGGCATATTAGAAAATGATGCAACTATTCCTTATTTCTTAGAAGATGCAGATTTAGAAGGTAGAAGTTTTGATTCTTTAATGAGAGAAGTACAAAACTATGCAAGTATCTATGGGCATTGTTGGTTATTAGTAGACAAACCATCAACCAATGTTTTTACAAGAGCAGAAGAATTAGAACAAGGCATTAGACCATACCTAAATATTTACACACCAGAAAATGTTTATGACTGGCACTATACAAGAAGTGAATCAGGTTATTATATTTTAGATTATTTAAAAATTAGAGAATCTATTGATGAAGAAGGAGAATATTTTAAATTATGGTTCTTAGATAAAATAGATACAGTATTTGTATCTTCTAAAAATAGAGATGAACCTAAATTAATTGAATCACTTCCTAATCCTCTTGGAAAAATACCAGCAGTTATAGTCTACAATCAAAGAAGCCCAATGCGAGGTCTTGGAGTTTCTGATTTATCGGACATAGCTGATTTACAAAAAGCAATTTACAATGAACTATCTGAAATAGAACAAATCATTAGATTATCTAACCACCCATCACTTGTTAAAACTAGAGATACTGACGCAACTGCTGGTGCTGGTTCTGTTATAGAAATTCCTGATAATATAGATGCAAATTTAAAACCTTATATCTTACAACCAAGCGGAAGTAATTTAGATGGAGTAATAAAATCTATTGAACACAAAGTTGATGCTATTAATAGACTATCTCATGTTGGAGCAATCAGGGCTACTGGAGAGAGAATACAATCAGGCATAGCACTTAGAACTGAGTTTCAATTATTAAATGCTAAACTTGCAGAAAAAGCAAAACTAATGGAACTTGCTGAAGAACAAATATGGAGACTATACGCACTATGGCAAGAAGAACAATTTGATGGCAAAATAACTTATCCAGTAACATTTGATATTAGAGATTGGGCAACTGATTTAGAATTATTACAATCTGCAAAAGCAAGTAATATTAAATCATCTACATTCAACAAAGAATTAGATAAACAAATTGCAAGAACAGTTATTGATGATGATGAAGTTTTAGTAGTTATAGATGCCGAGATTGACCAAAACACAGAAGCATTAGGAGAGTTCCCACAGCAACCAATAACATTACCTAGAGTTTAAATGTGGCTTCTATCATTACAGAACTCCAAGCTTTAAGAGCAAACGCAATAACTTCACTAGAAGATAAACAACAAGAACTATTAATTAAAACACTTCAGCAATTAGAAAAAAGAGTTGTTGATAGAGCCTTGACCTTACCTACAAGGGACGGACAATTATTTGATACAAGACTTGCAATAGAACTGCGACCACAATTACAAAGAGCAATAGAAGAACTTTATTTAGTACCAGTACAAACCTTCATAAAAGATTATGATAAAGTTGCGGCAAACATTGTAGCAACTTATGGCAAACTTCCAGTACCAGCAGAATTTAAACAAATAAGAGAAATAGATTTAAGAGTCATTCAGCAATTAAAAAAAATAACATTTTCTCAATTTCAAAATCTTGGAAATGAATTTGTGAACACACTAGCCAATGAAGTTTATCAATCTACTTTAACTGGTAGACCAGTAGTAGATATGATTGAAACATTAAGAGGTAAAATAAATGGTATCTATCAACAATCCGATAATAGAAAAGCACAAGAGTTAGTAGACTATATAGCCAACAATCCTAATGGTGCAGAAGTTGATACTGCGGTTTCTGAATTACAAACTATTTATGGTAGAGACAGATTAGGCGACAATCTAAATAGATACGCAAGTCAGATAGTCCAAGATTCATTAATGGGCTTTGATGGACAGTTTGCAAAATTTAGAGCAGATGAATTAGGATTAACTTCTTATGTTTATTATGGAACTTTAGTTAGAGACAGTAGGGATTTCTGCGTAGAAAATGTAAATAAGATATTTACTGAAGAAGAAATTAGGCAAAAGTGGGCAGAAGAAACTTGGCAAGGCAAAGCACAAGGAGACCCATTTGTTGTTAGAGGTGGCTATAATTGTAGACATCACTTTCAACCAACAAGTCCTGAATGGGGTATAGTCAAAGAAGATGGTACTTTTGAGTTCACTTTAGAATAATAATTGCATTTTCAGCATACTACTGATAATTGAGATAATATTAATCAAGAAGGAGTTAATATGAACGACCAAGTTAAAAAAGAGTCGGTTGAGAAAACAGCAACTCAGGAAAAAGCTGGAGAAGTTAAAACTTCTGAAACTCAATCAGAAAACAAAATCTTTACTGAAGAACAAGTAGAGAACATAGTACAAAGAAGGTTAGAACGATTTAAAAAATCAGTATCTAATAAACTTGATGGCATTGATATTGAAGAAGCCAAAAAGTTGATTGAAGAAAAGAAGCAAAAAGAAATAGAACTTGCAAAACAACGAGGCGAGTTTGATAAAGTCTTAAAAGAGACTGTGTCAAAGAAGGACGATAGAATTAAGCAGTTGGAATCTGAATTATCAAAAATTCGGATAGATGAAACATTAGTCAATGTAGCTAGTGGACTGAAAGCTGTTAAACCAGCAGAAGTTAAACAGTTACTAAGACAATATGTTCGTTTAAACGATAGTGGTTCTGTTGAAGTAATAACTGATGCTGGAACACCTAGATATTCAGAAAAAGGCGAACCAATGAGTGTAAATGATTTGGTTGCTGATTATTTAAAGAACAATCCCCATCATGTTACCGCAACACCAAGTGGTGCTGGTAGCAAAGGACAGATTGGTGGTGCAACACCTAAACCATTGAACATTAGGGATTTGGACTTGTCTAAAGCTGAGGACAGAAAATTATATTCTGAATACAGAAAACAACGAGACCAAAGTGTATTTAAAATAAAACCAACAATATAGGATAAAAAACTATGGCAAACGAAACAACAAGTTCCACACTTTCGGAACTTTTTACGAATATAACTCAGGAAGCTATATTCACATTCCAAGAGACTTCAGTAATGAGACCTCTTGTAACTGTGTACCCAATATCTGGCTCAGGCAAGGTAGTTGAAGTACCAGTATATCCAACAGTTAGTGCATCAGCAGTTAACGAAGCTTCTGATTTATCTAACACAGCAGTCAATCCAACATCTGCAACTATTACAGCTTCAGAAGTTGGTGTTATGACTACTCTTACCGATTTAGGTAGAGATTCTGCATCAAGAAATGTAGGTGCTGATATTGGAAAATTATTCGGAGAAGCATTAGCTAAAAAAGTTGATACTGATTTAACTGGGCTTCTTGATGATTTTGCTTCGGCAAATGACCAAGGCGGTGCAGGAACAGAACTTACTGCTGACTTGCTTTTCAAAGCACAAGCAATACTAAGAACAGCTAGTGTACCAGCACCATATTATGGTGTGTTCCACCCTAAAGCAGTTTTCAATTTAAAGAAAACTCTTACACAAGCTGGTTATTCAGGAACTGCAACTGCAATTTCTGATATTGGTAATGAAGCATTAAGAAACGGATATATCGGCAGAATCGCTGGTATTGATGTATTTGAAAATGCTAACATATCAATAGATGCTTATGATGATGCTTTTGGCGGTGTATTCCACCCAGCTTCATTAGGTCTTTGCATTAAAGAAGAAATCAAAATTGAAACTCAAAGAGATGCTTCTTTAAGAGCAACAGAAATAGTCGGTTCAATTGTTTACGGAGTAGGTGTTGTAAAAGACACTTTCGGTGTAACAGTTAAAACTGATGCGGCTCTATAATTAATACTATCGGTGGGGTGTAAAAACCCCACCACTAAATATTATGGCAAATTTTTCTACTGATTCAGATTTAACATTTTACCAACCAGATATTTTAACTTTTGGTATCGCTAACTTTACATCTCCTAACGATTACCACGCACAAGCCAGATTAGACATTGAGAGAGAATTAAGGATTAAATGGTTTCCAGTTTATTCAAAAGAAACTTATAGAGATATTGCAATACTTAACACAACAGAAATGGACGCAACATTATTAACTGATGCACAATTTAAAAGAGCAAGTGTTTATAGAGTCATAGGTTTTTATTGTTGTCCGCAACTTACAAAATTTAATTCAAATGATAATCCTGACAGATTCCAAGTAATGATGAAACACTATCAACAAATGTATGCAGATGAAATGGAACAGATTTTAAGAGATGGTGTTGAATATGATGCTGATGATTCTAATACAATTGCTGACGCAGAAAAAGCACCTTATCATAGACTTAAAGTTTTAAGATGAAAATTACAGTTCAGGACAACACACTTCAAGTTGCCAAGAACTTTGAAAAACAAGTTAGAGAACAACCAACCATTGTCAAAACAGCATTAGGTAGAACTGCTGAATTTGTTATGGGATTAATTAAACAAAGAACAGCAAAAGGTATTAGTGCTAAAGGCGGTACTTTTCCACCTTATACAGAAGCATATAAACAATTTAGAAGAAAAGCTGGTAGACAAGTTCAATTCCCAGATTTAAATTTTTCAGGACAGATGTTATCTAATATAACTCAAAAATCAGAACCTAGTTATGCTATTATTTATTTTGCTAATAAATTTCAAAATATCAAAGCTGTTGGCAATCAAAACAAAAGAAGATTCTTTGCAATAGCAGATAAAGAACAACAACCAATCATAAATGTATTTATGAGAGAATTTAAAAGATTAAGTATAATCAAATGAGCAAACGAGAAGATATAGCTTCAAATATGGTTACAGCAATCTCTACTGGAACATCTCCTATAACTATTAAAAAAGTTACTAGAGAACCTTTTAATGTAGATGAATTATCTGAACAACAATATCCAGCTTGTTTTATTCAATCTGGTAATGAAATAAGAAGTGATGAAACAATAAGTTTTACAAGTGCCTTACGACAAGCAACAGCAGATTATGTTATTGTAGGATTTGTAAAAGGCACACCAACAAATATTGATACAAAAAGAAACGAATTGATTACGACAATTGAAACTAGATTAAATTCTGATAGAACAAGAGGTGGGTACGCAAAACAAACTCAGGTGGTAGAAGTATCTACTGATGAAGGAGTTTTATTCCCAATAGGTGGTATCAGAATGGTAGTGCGAGTTATGTATCAATACACTTCTGGCACACCTTAATTAACAAACAAGGAAACAAATATGGCAACACATACTGGCTCAGAAGGAGTAATTAAAGTTAGTTCAACAACTGTTGGCGAACTTAGAAGTTATTCTTTAGAGCAAACAGCAGATACTATTGAAGATACTTCAATGGGAGATTCTACAAGAACTTATAAATCTGCTCTTAAAGGTTGGTCAGGTTCAGCTTCATTATTTTTTGATGAAACTGATTCAGGACAAACTGCTTTAGCATTAGGAACAGAAATTGCTTTGAAAGTGTACCCAGAAGGTGCAAGTTCAGGAGACAAGTATTACTATGGTCAAGCAATTATAACTGGTAGCAATATATCAGCATCTTTTGATGGAATGGTAGAAGCTGAAGTAACATTTACTGGAACTGGTGCATTAACATTAGGAACAGCATAATTAATTATTAATTAGATTAAGGAAGATATGAATATTATAGATAGAGTGAAGGCACATTTTGAAAGTCAAGGAGTTAAGAAAATAGAGGTTTCCGAATGGGGTGAGGAAGGCAAACCTTTAACAATATACTCACAACCAATGACACTTGCAGAAACAAGAAACCTTTTTAAAGGTGCTAAGAATGATGATTTAGGAGTGATGGTAGATGTTATCGTTCTTAAAGCCAAAGATTCTGACGGAAATAAAATATTTAAGTTAGATGATAAGCAAGTCTTATTGAATAATGCTGACCCAACTGTTATAGCTAAAGTTTCAAGAGAAATACTTAGTGGTGTAAGTTTTGAGGAAGCTGAAAAAAAGTAAGACTTGACCATGAGTTATTTACTATACTTGCTCTTGGTCAAGAACTTGGAAAAAGTATGGAAGAAGTTCTGAGTATGACTCAGGACGAATATTATTATTGGTTGGCATATTTTAAAGTGAAGGCAGAACGAGAAAAACTTAGATATGGCAGAACAGCAACTAAACATAAGACTTAATGTTATAGATAATGCTACCCAAGCATTTAAATCAGTTAAAGACTCTATATTTAATTTAAGAACTGCTTTACTTGGAATAGGTTCTGGTGCGGTTGTTAAAAGTATTCTTAATGTTGGTAGCCAAGCACAAAGATTAAAAAACCAATTTTTATTATTATCTCCATCAATAGAAGAAGGTAGAAAATCTTTTGAAGCATTACAAAAATTTACAGCTACAAGTCCGCTACAATCAGATAGCATAGAGAGAGCATCTGAAATAGTTGTTGTATTTTCTAAAAATAGCCAAGAACTTACAGATAATCTTTTTGCAATTCAAAATGCGGCAATAGCATTAGGAATAGATATTGAAACAGTAGCAAGAGAATTTTCTACATTATCAAGAACTGGAATAGAAGGTGCTAGAGAATTAAAGAGAAGAAACTTAGAAGCATTTCTGGGATTAAGAGATGGTGTTAAAGTAAGTTCACAAGAAACAGTTAGATTATTTTTAGAAGCATTTGGTAAAGGTGGTAAATTTTCTCTTGCTTCCGAAGCTTTTGCTAATACCTTTGCTGGTGCAACAAATAGATTTAGAAATTCTATTAAGCAAATACAAGAATCAGTAGCACAAGCTGGTGTACTTGATTTTTTTACAGATGCACTAAATGTTTTTAGTGATTTTATAAGAGAAAATCCTGAAGCATTAAAAAAAATTATTGATAATTTTGCTATTGGTTTAATTGAAGGAACAAAAGCATTATTTTCATTTACCACAAGAACTATTGAATTATTAAAATTACCATTTCAAATAGTTGTTGATGGTATTAAAGGATTAAACGATATTATTGATAAAACTATATCTAGTAATCCAGTTATAAAAGAACTAGGTATAATAGGATTTTTATTATTAGGTAGAAGGGGAAAATTAATTGCAATACTTTTAGGCAAACTATTTAAAGACACACAAGATTCTATAAATGAATTAGGCGGTACTGCTCTTGAAAATCAAACTGAACAAACAAATAAATTATTTGAAATTGATGATTTTTACGAAAAAATAAATCAAAAAGCACAAGACAGAATTAACAAGGAAAAAGAATTTAATGAGAATTTAGAAAAGACAAAATCAAACACAAGAGAAGTTTCAAGTATATTTGAAAAAATATTATATGACTTCAATCAATTAAATGCTTCAACAAAAACTGTTACACAATCTATTGCTGAAGGATTAAATAAAGCATTGGGAGATTTTTCAAGAGGTATTGCTGAATCTATTGTTTTAGGTAAATCACTTCAAAGTTCATTTAAATCAATCGCACAAAGTATTTTAATAGATATTATATCTGCACAAGTAAAAGTATTAGCAAATCTTGCTACACAGATTATTTTAAATAATTTCATAAAGAAGCAACAACAAACACAATCATTTTTTACACAATTTAGTGGAATAGGTGGTGGTATATTTGGTTCTATTGGTAAGGTATTTGGTTTTGGCGGAATGTCATCAACTGCTTCAGCATTAAGTCAAGGTTTTAGCTTTGGTGGTATTGCAGAAGGTGGTCAAGTTCAAGCTGGTATGCCATATACAGTTGGAGAACGAGGTAGAGAATTATTTGTACCACAAACAAATGGTACAGTAATACCAAATCACGATTTAGGTGGTGGAACAATTTTAAATTTTAATATTAACGCAACTGATGTAAGAGGAGTAAGAGAATTACTACTTAACAATAGAGCAACTATAACTAATATTGTTAATCAAGCATTAAACGCAAAAGGTAAATCTAATTTAGTATGAGCGGAACATTTCCTTCAACACCAACAACAAGAGATGTAGTTATTAGTTCGCAACAAAATACTATTGTCTCAACAACTTCATCTGGGAGACGACAAGCAAGACAAATAGACGGACAAAGATTTAAATTAACTTTAAGATTTCCAGTTATGACTAGAGCAGAATTTGCACCTATAATTGCTTTTATAATGAAACAAAGAAGTCAATTAGAATCTTTTACTTACACTCCAGCAACTATGGAAGATACATTAGGTTCTGCTTCCACAACTATTTCTGTTAATGGTGCTGTATCTGCTGGTGCTACTTCTTGCTCAATAGATGGTATGGGAAATAATTTAACTGGAGTTTTAAAAGCTGGAGACTTTTTTAGATTTACTGGTCAATCAAAAGTTTATATGTGCGTTGCAGATGTATCATCTAATGGTTCTGGTGCTGGAACATTAACCTTTGAGCCACCTCTTAGAACTGCTGTTTCAGATAATGTAGTTATTATTTATAACAATGTAGATTTTACAGTAGGACTTACATCAGATATTCAAGAATTTAATATTGGAACATCTTTATATTATCAGTACGAAGTTGATTTAATTGAGGTACTGTAATGACCAGAAGTTTAAATGCTTCCCTAATAACAGAACTTGCAACTAATAAACTTAATCCAGTTGAATTAGTTTATTTAGGAATATCTACTGGAACATATTATACCGACCATTACAAAGATATTACTTATGATGGCAATACATATACATCATCTTCCTTATTTCTTGGTGCTTCTGAAACTAATGAAAGTTCTGAAATAGGAGTTAATAATTTAATTCTTAAATTTTCTGGTGCTGACCAAACTATAATATCTCTTTTTTTAAATAATGATTATATGGATAAAAGAGCATGGGTATATAGAGCATTTTTAGATGAGAACCAAGCAGTCATAAATTATCCATTTCTTTTATTTGATGGCAGAATAGAAAACTTTAATATAGATGAAGAAGATACAAGTTCAGTAGTTTCAATTAGTGTTGCATCACATTGGGCAGATTTTGAAAAACAAAAAGGAAGAAAAACAAATACTAACTCTCAAAAATTACATTTTCCAAATGATGTAGGTTTTGATTATTCATCACAAGCTATTCAGGATATTAAATGGGGAAGGAGTTAATGGACTTTTATAAAATCATTCATTTATTTAGGCAGTTTAAAAAATACGATAAATTTAATTATGCTCAGTTAGTTGATGAAATCACTCCATCAATTAATTTAGGACAATATCAATTATTTTATAAAGATAATAATTTAGCTGGATTTATTAACTGGGCATTTATTACAGATACAGTTGAGCAAAGATATATTGCAACTGGCAAACTTAAAAAGAATGAATGGAATTGCGGAGATAATATTTGGATAGTTTCTTGCGTTGCTAAAACAAATTTTAAAGACATTTATAAATGGTGCAAAGATTATTTTAAATCTATTACTGAAGAACATCAAAAAGTTAAATGGATAAGAACAAATAATATTAATCATATTTATAAACAATTCCAAACAGAACATAGAAAATATGTCTATTAAAGGTATAGTTACACAAGCAGTCGTAACAGCAGTTGTATCATCAGCAATTGGTTGGGTAATAAGACCAAAACCAAAGATTCCAAATATACCTCAACAACAATTTGAATCTGCACAAGGTATATTAGTTAATAAAGCATCTAATAATGAATCTATTCCAGTTGTTTATGGAACACGACAATTAGGTATTCAAAAAGTATTTGTTGAAAGTTCTGGTTCAGCTAATGAATATCTTTATGTTGCAGGAGTATTATGTGAAGGCGGAATACAGTCTATTGATGAAATTTATGTTAATGACAAATTAGTTACTTGGTCAGGTTCTTTAACTGACCAAACAGTTAGAACAGTTAATAGTTCTGATGCCAATTATTATAAAGATGGACAAAGTTTAATTTCAGTACAATCTTTTTATGGATTAGATAATCAACCAGTATCATCACTATTAGATGAAAGTACAAACTGGGGTGCTAATCATAAACTATCTGGTGTTGCTTATGTTGCTTTTAAATTTAAATGGAATCAAGACGCATTTACTGGTGGAGTTCCTGATATTAAAGTTACTTTAAAAGGAAGAAAAGTTTATGACCCAAGATTAGATTCTACTAAAGGCGGTTCTGGTTCTCATAGACAAAACGATTCTACAACTTGGGCTTATACTGATAATCCATCTTTAGTTTTATTAGACTACATTAGAAATGAGAGATTTGGAAAAGGATTACCTACTTCTGCATTTGAAACTAATTATGATTCATTTAAAACTTCCGCAGATACTTGCGAGACACAAGTAACTCCTTATACAAGCGGTTCTAATATAGATTTATTTACTACAAACATTGTCTTAGACACTAATGAAAAGTTAATTGAAAATGTAAGAGAGTTATTAAATCCTATGCGTGGTATTTTTACTTATACGCAAGGTGTCTATAAATTATTAGTAGAAGGAACTGGAAGTTCTGTAATGACCATTGATAAAGATAAAATTATCGGTGGTATAAAAATTTATGGAGAAAAAAAGAATTACAAATTTAATAGAGTATTAGGAACATTTGTTAATCCTGATAAAAACTGGCAAGAAGATACAGTCTCATTCCCACCTGCTGATGATTCTGGTTTAGATGTTGCCGACCAATATGCAACAATGTTAGCTGAAGATAATGGAACTAATTTAGAAGGTAACTTTGATTTTAAAGGAATTACTAACCCTTATACAGCAGAAGAAATGTGCGAGGTATTACTTAGAAGGTCTAGAAACGCACTTGGAGTTGATTTACAAATTACTTCTGAAGGATTAAATTTATCTATCGGAGATATTGTAGAACTTACTTATACTACTGGTGGATTTTCTGCTAAACCATTTAGGATTTATGGACTATCTATAAATACTGATTCAACAGTTAATCTTCAATTAATAGAACATCAAAATTCATTTTACACTTGGGCTAGTAAATCTGCCGCACCAGTAATTGCTGATACAACTCTACCTAATCCATTCTCGGTATCTGCACCAGCTTCAGTTACTTTAGATGACCAACTTATTGCTTACAATGATGGAACAGTTATCGTTGCTATGGATATTGAAATAGGTGCTTCCCCTGATAGCTTTGTAGACTATTACCAAGTTGAATATAAAAAATCTGATGAAACAGATTATAAAGTACACTCTACTGGTAGAGGATTATTTCAAAGAGTATTAAATGTTATAGACCAAGAAACTTATAATGTAAGAGTTAAAGCTGTAAATACTCTAGGAGTATCTTCTTCTTATACTTCTGCTTCAAGAACAATTGTTGGTGCTATTGCACCACCTTCTGATGTTGAAGATTTTGCTTGTAACATTATTGGACAAGACGCACATTTAAGTTGGTCGGCTGTACCAGATTTAGATTTGGCTTATTACTCTATAAGATACTCAACACTTACTACTGGTGCTGATTGGCAAAATTCAGTTGCTCTTGTAGAAAAAATAGCAAGACCGGCGACTTCAGTTACAGTCCCCGCTAGAGTAGGTTCATACCTGATAAAAGCAATAGACAAACTAGGAAACTTTTCTTCTAATGAAGCTATTATTTCAACAACAGTTACTTCTATTGGAAACTTTAATGCTGTTGCAACACAAACTGAATCTCCTACATTTTCAGGAACAAAAACTAATACAATAGTAGTAGATAGTACATTACGATTAGATTCATCTGAACTCTTTGATAGTGCTTCAGGAAATTTTGATTCTGCTACTGGTTTCTTTGATTCTGGTGTTACATCTGCCGATTTATATGCTGAAGGTTCTTATTTATTTTCATCTCCAGTTGATATTGGTGCTATTCATACAGCTAGAGTTACTGCTTCTATAACTCAAACATCAGATAATCTTGATGACTTATTTGACAGTAGAAGTGGAGACTTTGACGACCAAAATTCAAACTTTGACGGAGATACACCAGCTAACTGTAATGCTCATATTGAGATAGCTACTTCTGATGACAATATAACTTATTCTGCATTTAGAAATTTTGTAATTGGAAATTATCGTGCAAGATATTTTAAATTTAAAGTAGTTATGACATCTGCTGACTTATCTTCAACCCCAGTTATTAGTGCCTTGTCAGTAACTATTGATATGGAAGATAGAATATTTAGTGGAAACGATATTGTATCGGGAACTGGAACTTATTCTGTGGTATTTACAACTCCTTTTTATTCTGCTAATTACGCAGTAGGAATTACAGCACAAGGACTTGCTACTGGAGACTATTATTTACTTACCAGTAAAACAGTAAATGGTTTCAACATAGCTTTTAAGAATAGTAGTAATAGTGGTGTTAGTAAGACTTTTGACTATTTAGCTAAAGGATATTAGATAGAAATATGGCACAACACGATTTTGTAATTAGCAATCAAGGTTTCCCAGCTTTTAGAAGCGACCTTAATGATTTTTTAAGTGCTGTTAAAACAACTCATTCAGGAACATCAAGACCAAGCGGTGCGGCGGCTGGTACCATCTGGTTAGATACTACATCAGCAACAACTCCAACTTTAAAATATTATGATGGTGCTGATGACATCTCTTTAGCAACAATTGACCATTCTGCTAACACAGTAAATTGGTTAGACTCAACAGTATCAATTACTGGACTAACAACTACTGCAACTGGTACAGTTTTAACACTTTCAGATTCAGTTTCTACATCAACAGTAAATCTAATTTTAGACAATCAAAAAGAAGTTCGCTTTAGAGAGACAACAGCTAATGGAACTAACTATGTAGCATTAAAAGCACCAGCTAGTGTTAGTTCTGATTTAACTTTTACTTTACCTGCAACTGATGGAACCAATGGACAAGCACTTGTTACAAATGGTTCTGGCACATTATCTTTTTCATCTGTATCAGCAGATGGAACAGTAGATTGGGACACAACAGTTAAAACATCAGGATTTACTGCAACTGCTAATAAAGGATATTTTTGTAATACAACTTCTGCCGAATTTACAGTTACATTACCATCTTCGCCAAGTGCTGGAGATGAAATTGTAATTGTAGATTATGCAGGAACTTTTGCTACCAATAATCTTAACATAACATCAACACCAAAAATAAATGGTTCTAATAATGATGTTAAACTTACAACAAATAGAGAAGCAACAAGATTAGTTTATATTGATAGCACACAAGGTTGGCTAGCTTATTCAGGTGTTAATGAAGGTACAGCACCATCTTTAACTGATAATCCACCTAGTTATTCAGTAGATTTTTTAGTTATAGCTGGAGGTGCTGGTGGTGCTTATTATGGAGGTGGAGGTGCAGGAGGATATAGAAATTCATATTTATCAGAAACTTCAGGTGGTGGTGGAAGTTCAGAAACAGTATTAACTTTAAATGGTGGTACAGTTTATACAGTTACAGTTGGTGGAGGTGGTGCAGGTACTAATGATTCTAATCCAAATGTTGTAGCAACTAGTGGTTCAAACTCATCTATATCAGGAACAGGAATTACTACAGTTACATCTTCTGGTGGAGGAGGAGGAAGTAATCAGCGAGCCGCAAATTCAGGTGGTTCTGGTGGAGGTGCGGCTGATGCACCTAGAGGTGGTGTTGTAGGTTCAGGAACTGCAAATCAAGGTTATGCAGGTGGAATAGGAAATAGTGATGCAACCACTTACACAGTTGGAGGAGGCGGAGGTGGTGCTAATGCGGTTGGAGTCGCAGCATCAGGCACTACTGCTGGTAATGGTGGTGCTGGTTTATCATCATCTATAACTGGTTCATCTGTTTCAAGAGGTGGTGGTGGTGGGGGTGGTGG